GAGCATTACTCAAGAAGGAAAAGTGGAAAATCATTGCTGACATATTGAAAGAGCTTAATGAAGATCCCGAATCAATCCGATACGCCGTATTGGGCTATATGTCATCAGTATTACTTAATGGCGACAATAAACAAGCGCCTTTTGTAATTAGTTCTTTTTCAGAATCATTTATTTACTCAAAAAAGGCAGGATTGGTTTTAGCTTGTTATCAGTCAGTTATTTAAAAAATATGATATAATAAAAGAAAAAGGAGAGATAAATCATGTCAGACTATATGGAAGAAATTAAGATCAACAAACATCGTCTTGAAGAAGAGATCATCAATCAACCGGGACTTTATATCAAGTGGGCAGAAAAGTCGGCAAGAGCAATGGTAAATCGTATTGAGCTTGAAAAAAAGGAAAAGTTGGTTCGAGCAGAACTTGACAGAAAATACCGAACAAGGCTCGAACAGATAGGAGAAAAGGTTACCGAAAACAAAATTGATGCTTCTATTCGGATGGATGACGAATACAAAGCAATCAATGAAAAGCTTTTTGAAGCAATCGAAGAAGAAGCAATCATGATAGATGTAAAATGGGCTTTTCAGCAACGCAAAACTTCTCTTGAATTATTACAGGAAGGGATCATCAATGGTATTTATGCTGACCCCACTGTCAATACAAAAAAGGCACTCTCAGAAAAAATGAATAAGAAGAGAGGATAAAATGGATGTTGCCCCGTTAATTTTATATTTAATAGTTGGATGCATTGCGTTGATTGCATTCTATGTTGTATTGAGGCTTTTTGCATTCAGTTTGTTTAAAAGTTACTTCCAAGCGAAGAGCGAATTTTTAACCATGTTGAAAAAGAAAAAGGAGGATTTTAAGAATGAGCAGTAAAAATATGAGGGAGCAGTTGGCGAAGCGCCTCAAAGAGAATCAGGAACGTAACGAGTCATTTGGTGGAGGGTTTCTCTTTAAAGACGAAGAGGCGAAAAAAAGAATTTGGAAATGTGGCGAAGGAAAACATATCATCGACATCTTGCCGTATGAAGCGGGCAAATTTGATCCTTCGGCTTCAAAGGGTGAAATTCAATATGTTTATGAATATTATTTTCACGCCGACCTTGGGATTGAAGGCAAAAACCAGATCATGTGTTTGAGCAAAACTTATGGCAAGCCTTGTCCTATCTGTGAAGATATTGCAAGACTGAAAAGAAATGGCGAAGACGAAGAGGTTATCAAATCGTTGATGCCCAAGCGTAATCCGAAATCCGTTTATAACATTATCTGTTATGACAAGGGCGAAGAAAAGAAAGGCGTTCAGCTCTTCGTTGTTTCTCATTGGTTTATGGGAAAACATCTTCTTGAACTTGCAACAGTTCCCATTCGGGAAGGTATGGATGAAAAGATTGATCCCGTTATTCCTTTCATGGATCCCGACGAAGGCAAATCAGTTTATTTCCGACGTGAAGGAACCGGCCCGAACGATACAAAATATTATGGTCATCAGTTGCTTGACCGCCCAAAGGGTTTTAAGATCAGTAAAGATGTTCTTGATGATTGTTTCTGTCTTGACGAAATAATCAAAATTCCCACCTATGATGAAGTACTGGATATTTATAAATCCGGAAAAGCCACTGACGACGATGATGCTGATCGTCCTTCTCGCAGAGCAAGAGCTACCGATGATGACGATGAGAAACCTTCTCGGTCCAGAAGAAGAGATGAAGACGATGATGAAAGACCCGCCAGAAAATCAAAACAAGATGATGATGTTCAGGCGGATCAGTGTGAGTTTGGTCACAAATTCGGGAAAGACGCAAACAAATATCCCGATGATTGCGAACAGTGTGATCAGTGGCGTGATTGCGTAAAGAAAACGCGTGAAGCAAAGTTGAAAGAAAAAGAAGAATCGGACGAAAAGCCGGCTCGAAGACAGAGAGATGAAGATGAGGAAAAACCTTCCAGATCATCTCGTCGTGAAAAAGATGAAGATGAAGATGAAAAGCCTACTCGTTCACGACGCTCCAGAGAAGATGAGGATGAGGATGAACGCCCTTCAAGACGCCGTGCAATAGAAGATGAGGATGAAAAACCCTCAAGGCGGGAACATGAAGAAGACGAAGATGAAAAGCCTTCAAGACGACGTGCGCGCAGATAGCCCTTTCTTCCTTCTTGGTGGCTAGGCAAATGTAATTAGTTTCCAAAATAGTCTACCACCAAGAAGGTCTTTCATGGAGACAAAAATGAAAAAAGAAATTGAACAAATTAAAAGTGACATCAAAAACTTTACCCCCGCATCAAAAGAAAGAACGGAATTTATCAGTTCTGGCTCTACCCTTTTGAATCTTGCATTGTCGCAAAAGGGTATTCATGGTGGGTTTGCACGAAACAGAATCATCAATATCGTTGGTGATGGTAGTTCTGGTAAGACATTGCTCGCACTTGAAACAGCACATTGGGCATTCAGAAATATCAAAAAAGTTAAATCAAAACTTTTCCCATCGGTAAAAGAAGTCAAGATTGCATACATCAATCGTGAACGTGTTATGGATTTTCCCATTGAAAAAATGTATGGACAAGATTTTGTCAATGCAGTTGAGTGGCGGTATGATATTGCAACCGTTGAAGAATTTGGAAGATATTTTGGAAGACTTGCTCTTGAACATAAAGAAAATGAATGTTTGATTATTATTCTTGATTCGTGGGATTCTTTAAATTCGGAAGCGGGTCAAGAGCGATTTAAACAAGCTGCTTTAAAAGATGAAAGCCCAGACGGTAGCTACAAGACAGAAAAAGCTTCTTACGCCAGTAAAGAGTTTTTTAACAATGCTTGTGATTTAATGACTGGAAAAGACATCACCCTTTTCATTATCTCACAAACAAGGACAAAAATAGGCATTACATTTGGAGAAAAGCACTACCGTTCTGGTGGCGACGCTTTAAATTTCTACACCCATCAGGTACCCTGGCTTGCAGAAATTGAAAAACTTAAAAAGACTTTTAAAGGAGAAACAAGAGTTTACGGCGTGAGGATGCTTGCAAAGATCAAACGAAATAAAGTTGCAAAACCATTCCGTCAAGCTGAATCTATTATCTTATTCGACTACGGGATAGACAACATTAGTAGTATGATCAATTATCTTTGGGGGCCAAAAGCAAGCAAGGTGGAGTTTGATGGGTATTCTTTTAAGAATCGTGAGGAATTTATCAATTACATCGAAGAAAACGATCTTGAAGATGAGCTGTCAAAAATGTGCGAAGACCAATGGGCTGAAATTGAAGAAGCAATAGTTCCGGAACGCAAGAGGAAATTTTAATGAGACTGGTAATAGACTGTAATGGTCTTGCTTATAAAAGCGTTTATGCAATGTCCGAACTATCATTCAAGAAAAATCCAACAGGGGTCATTTATGGATTTCTTAAACAGATATATCTCTTGGCGGAAAAGTTCAACACCAATCAATTTGTATTTTGTTGGGACTCAAGAAGATCATATCGAAAGCTTGATTGCAAAACTTATAAAAATCGTAAAATTGATGAAGACAAAACAGACATTATTAAAAAAGCCCATGAGCAGTTTTTTGAAATGAGAAAGAATGTATTGCCGCAAATGGGGTTTAGAAATGTCTATCATCAAACAGGATATGAAGCAGATGATTTGATTGCATGGTGCGTTGCTCGTTTTCCTGATGAGTATATAATTGTTTCAAAAGACAATGATTTGTTACAATTGTTATCAGGACATAAGTATGCTCCAGTCTCTATTTATAACTTTTCACATATTATTACCGCAAACGATTTTACAAAGAAATATGGTTTAGAACCTTATCAGTGGGCTACAGTAAAGAGTCTTGCGGGTTGTACATCTGATACGGTTCAAGGCATTCCCGGAATTGGAACAGAAACCGCTGTAAAATATCTAAACAATGTATTGAAAGACGGGAAAGCAAAGCAGAAAATTGAAAGCGAAGAAGGCAAAAGGATAATGAAAGAAACATTTAATCTTGTTGCGTTGCCTTATGCTGGAGATGAACAAATCAATATCAAAGATCCTGTCAATGATGAATTTTATTCATTAGATTTCATGGATGTATTTAAAGAGTATGGGTTTAATTCATTTCTCATTGACGAGAAATTTGATAAATGGAGGAAAGTATTTCAACTGAACAGGGGAAGAAAATGAACGAAGGAATAAAATATGATAAGGATAAACAAGGTTGGTATCCTATGCCACTTGTTATCTTAAAGCCTCTTGCAGATGTTTTTTTGGCGGGAGAAAAAAAATATGAAACTTTTAATTGTCTTAAACCATTTGAAGATAGCGACAGAAGATTTTGGGACGCCATGATGCGACATGCCGAAGCTTGTCAAATTGATCCATTAGCGATTGATGAAGAAACGGGTTGTTATCATGGCGCACAAATAGCTTTCAATATGTTATTAAGAATTTTCAACGCTAGGAGGAAATGAGATTATGGTATATGTTGGAATTGATCCGGGACAACAAGGTGCGGTTACATTGATGGAAGATACATCAAAAGACAAAATTACTATTTATGATATGCCTTTGTTGCCGCAAAAGGGGATTGATGGAAAAGAATTGCACAATTTATTTTTATCCATCAAAAGAGATTACAAATCCATGTTCTGTATTCTTGAAAAGGCACAAGCAATGCCTGGACAAGGAAGTGTAGGCGGGTTTAATTATGGTGTCGGGTATGGTAAAATTTTAGCGGCACTTGAAGTAAATCAGATTCCTTTCCAAGAAGTTCATCCGATGCGTTGGAAAAAAGAATTTGGTATTACATCAAAGAGAGGCAAATCTGAACCAAAACTATCTACAGCAGACAAAAAACAGCTCTCTTTAACAGCTGTTTTAAAGCTGTTCCCAGAGCAATCCTACCTCTTTCATACAGAACGAGGTAAATTGCTCGACGGACGGGTAGAATCATTGCTGCTGGCTGAATATGCAAGAAGGATACATAAATGATAAAACATTTAAGAATACAAAACTTCAGATCACATAAGAATACAAATCTTGAATTTGTTAAAGGGGTAAATTGTATAGTTGGCCTCCCGGATTCCGGCAAGACAAACATTATTCGTGCAATCAACTGGGCTTTGACAAATAGACCTTTGGGATTCAGATTTCATTCCAACTTTGCAAAAGACCCGACTGCTGTTGGTATTGATTTTGAAGAAGGTAATCAAATATCTCTGGTCAAGTCAAAATCCGAATCGGGTTATGTATGTAATGAAAAGGAATTTAGAGCAATCGGTTCAGATGTTCCCGATGAAGTTTCGAGAATATCAAATATTACAGAACTGAATTTACAAACACAAATGGATAAACCTTTTCTTATATGTGAATCTCCCGGAGAGGTAGCAAAGGTTTTTAACCGAGTGTCAAAATTGGAAAAACCAGATTTAGTCATTGCTTCGTTAACAACAGACATCAATTCAAAAAATAAACAGATCAAAATATTGTCGTTAGATAAAATAGAATTTGAAGAGAAGCTGAAGCGGTTTGAAAATCTTCCACAAATGAAAAATGATCTGGCTGAAATTGAACAAGTTGAAAACAAAAAACAGGAAATAAAAAACCAGATAGATGAACTGTTTTCAATGATTGAAAATATTGAAGCTGTCAAGAAGATCATGGAAAATATTGTAGATGTTGCCGAGGCACAAAAAGAACTTGCAAACATCAATAAACTTTATACAGAAATTGCCAACGAACAAAAGAAGCATATGTCTCTCCAAGATATTATAACAAGCACAGAAGAAGTTGAAGATAAGATGCAAAATATAAAAATGGATTACAAAGATATTCAAAAAGACTTTGGAAAGTTTTTAAAGACCATTAGAATATGCCCCTACTGCGAAAAGTGCAAAGAACCGATTTCGGCGCATAATCTTGACAAATTTATAAAGGCGGAACTAGCATGAAGATATTACTCCTGTCAGATTTACATCTTGTTGTTGATAATCCTGTTGCGAGGCTTGATGATTTAACAGAAATCCAATGGGATAAATTAGACTGGGTTTATGAATATGCAAAGAAAAATGGGGTTGAGTTGGTTTTACAAGCTGGTGATCTTACTCATACGAAACGGTCGTGGTCTTTATTGAATAGACTTACCGACTTTTTTTCTTTTTATGATGACATCCCAACATGGATTGTTAAAGGGCAGCATGATAGTTATTTCCATGATCTTGATAATAATAAAACAACAACTGGTATATTGCTGTCAGCAAGATTGTTAACATTACTTGATAAAAATGGTTGGTCATCAAAAGGTGTCACTGTTTATGGAGCTTCTTATGGTGAGGAAGTTCCGTTTGACTTAAGAGCTAGCGATTACAATATTCTTGTTATTCATGCTCCCATTGCAGAGAAGGGAATACCGGGAGTCAACTATATTGATGCTCTGCAATTTCTGAAAGAACACGATGAGTATGATTTTATTCTTTGTGGGGATATTCATGAAAAGTTTTTAATAAAACATAAAGGCAAGGTCATCTGTAATACCGGTCCAATGTTAAGAATAGAAGCAACAAAATATATGTTAAATCACCGCCCCTGTTTCTTTGTTGTTGATACAAACAAGAAAAACATGATCGAAGAAGTATTGATACCTACCGCACCTGGAAAACTCGTATTGTCAAGAGACCATATTGAAAAGCAGAAACAAAGACAAGATGAATTCAATGATTTTATTGAACGGGTAAAAGATGCTTCCGGAGTCAGCTCAGTTGATTTCTTGGAAAATTTAAATCTGATAATGAAAAAAAATAAAACACCATCGGCTGTGAAAAGGATTGTTGAAAAATATATGGAAGGCGAGAGGAGTGATATATGAAAAATATTCGTGAACAGATTGAGGCGTTTCAAAAAGAATTGAACGACATTCAAAGAGATTATGATAGATCAAAGGGACGGTATCAAAGTTATATTGAAGGACTCAAAAAGTCTTTTGGAGTGAAAACTCTTGCAGAGGCTAAATCCCTTTTGAAAGAGAAAGAAGAACAGCTTGAAAAAAGTGAAAAGAAATTGTCAAAGATGATTAATGATTTTGAAAGAGAGTATTTATATGAGACTTGATCAAATCAGAGAAATAGTAAAGAAAAGAGAAGTAGAACAAAAACTCTTATCAAAACAATATGACGAGTGTAAAAATAAAATAGAAAAAATCAGTTCTGAATCTCTTGATATGATAGAGGCAAGAAACATCATATCTGAAGCTGCAAGAATAACTCAACAGCAATTTAAAATATTGGTTGAAGAATTGGTTACGACGGCAATTCAAGCGGTATTTCCCAACAAAGATTATAAATTTGTCATGCAATTTGTCTTACAAAACAATCGGCCACAGATTAATCTCTTGGTTCAAGATGG